AAATACCAGTAAATGTAATCGTGGGTGTGGCCACATATCCAGAACCACCACTTGTAATGGTAATAATGCCAACTACACCACTACCAATCGTACAAGTTGCTGCTGCTCCTGCACCATCTCCAAAAAATGCAACTCCTGGTGTTACTGTATAACCAAAACCAGAATTGATAACCTCAACGGATTGAACGGATTTTAAATTTGGATTTGTATTATCTGTACAGACAACAATCCCTCCAATCATTGTTGCAGACCCAATACCAGTTAGTCCTCCTGATGGTGCAGATGATATTGCAACTCTAGGAGCACTTGAATAACCACCTCCTCTATTTGTAACTGTAAAGAATCTAATTCCTCCTGACACTACATTTGTTATTGCCGTTGCAGTTACTCCAGTTCCAACAAGAGTTAGTGTTTGAATTGGTCCAATAGGAACGAAAGAATTATCTAGATCATTATTATCAGATCCTCCAATAGTGTCATCAATTTCACCAATTCCAGTATCAATAACCTCATCCTCATATTGAAAGAGTTCGCAGGTCAATTGATATGTATATTTGCCTTGCAATTGATAAAATGGTTTTTCGTGCTCTACATATTTGATTTCAAATAAACGATCTCCAAGAGGGAAATATATCAGATCTCCTTCTTTAGGTCGATTTGATAATTTGATATTGCTCAAATTTTTTATTAATGGTGAAATATAAGTTTCAAATCTTTCTCTGGAAATTTCTAAAGTCAATTCATTTAAATTTTGAATTCCAAATTTGGAAAGTATTGTAGGATTATCTCCATATCCATCATAACTACTAATGTATGCTTCTATTGGGTATGCATTATCAAAAACGGATTCAATAACTTCTCTTAAGACTGTTTTTTCTGTAATATATTTTCTGGGCAAATAATGAACCTCAACACCATAAATTTGAATTGATTCATTAATCAAATCTTGCATTAAATTTTTTTCACTTGCAGATCCTTGTAGAAAAAATGGATTGAGCATCTGATTATCCTATCATATCGAGAGGAGGCAACTCATAAGTATTTGACATTTTTTCCATAATTGCATCAATTTCTTTTTGAGCATCGTCATAAATTTGTCTACCATTCAATTCAACACCACCGGGCAGTTTGAGACCTTGAAATTTGATTAAATTTTGTCCCCATTGACGTTTGATAAGTGATGTTAAATATGGTTTTAAGAATGAATCATTCCAAACTCTTGAAAAATCATTTGGATCAAGAAGTCTCCAACAATCAATTACTAAATAATCTCCAACATTTACACTTGCCCAGTCAATATCCAAATATAATCTATCCATCCTCTGATTGAATCTGATTTGTTTTTCTGTATTGAGAAGAAAATCAATATCTTCCAAATAAGTTTTTACCATTGCATATGATAAAAGTTCAGTTGAACCCCAGTAGTAAATATCATTCAAAAATAATTGATATTTTACACTGAACATATTATTTGTAGCAGTATTGGATCCATCAAATTTAAAAATTTTATTAATTCCAATAATTGATGAAGGTATTTGTAGATAATTACTATTTTCTCGATATGTAAAAGTCGTTGCGGTTCCAACTATATTCGCTGTTGCTGTCGTAGTAACTATTCCTGCCGTTGCACTATTTCCTGCAGGTGCTCTACCACGATCAATATCTCCTTGAGTAATTTGATACTTTAAGTATATTTGAGTTACCCCGTCAAAATGTCTTTCATTAAAAAATTGAAGGGCATCATCAACCAAATCATCAATTTGTTCATCTGCAACGTTAATTTCTAGAACTGGTGCTCCAAGTTTTCTTTTGCAGTAATCTATCAAACCTTGTCTTGATGATGGTTGTGCCATTTATTTTTTGCTCTTTTTTAAATATTTATAGCAATGTCTTTATATCTATAGTTATTATTTGATAGAACCTAAAGATGAAAGAACCTCTTGTTGCTTCAAATATAATTTACAATAACATTTTGCAAAATCTTTTGCAGTTTCAATATCACTAATACTATCTATTTCTGTGCTTATTTTAAAGTATTCAAAATTTTTACTTAAATTTTCAAGTTTAATTTCATCAGGATTCATTGACTAAACTCCTTAATAAAGATTTTATTTCATTGAGATCATCTTTTATATTAGCAACATCGGATTCTAGATGTTGTATCTTTTGATTCTCGTCTGCCTTTACATTACGTCTATTTAAATACTCTTGATATTCTACCATATTTGTATTAATAATTGAATTTGTCTTTGAATCACGTAGAAGATGAGAATGTCCTTCAACCTTTGCATATTCCATATTATGCCAATGCAATTACTCTCAGATCTTTCAATCTTGGAACATAAACCTGATTTGTGGAAGTCATAATAATTTTAATTCGATAAGATCTAAATGGTGGTAATTGATCTGCAGTAAATGTATATTCAGCAAATGGAACATCATTTTGTGAAAATCCAGTATTTGATGTTAATGGAACAAAGGCGTCTGGATGACCATTATTATTTTGAATATTGATTATTTGTCCTCTACTATTAAGATTTTCGTATCCAGGAAATGGAATAAATATTGGATTGAAGTTTTGATTTTCACTGATTGCATAAAATGCACGAATATCAGAATAAAGATTGTTATACGCACTAAGTAATATTTTAATCGATGTTCCTGGATTTTCAAGAGTAATTTCTTTTGAAAGATATTGAAATGCGGTTGGATCACCAGAAATACTATTAACTCTTGAATCTTCGGCATAATTTGTAATCACACTATTAACTCGATTTGAAGTTAATATTACACTTACTCTTTGAGTGTCAATAACTGGGCTCAATCTACTATCAATTGTGTTTAAGAAGACTCTTAAATTCATTGACTTATTACCAGGAAGTGTAGAGAGGTATTGAGTCTCATTGACTTTTGATGCGATCATTCTTGGAGTATCAAGATAATTTACTTGATTTAATGTAATATTATCAAATCCAGTATCAATAAATGGAATTTCATTTCCACTAATACTGGATGCAGATATTGTTCTGATTTCTGAACTGAGTGAAGTTCCGGTCACAGTAACGTTTTGCACCATTGGAGTAATGATTTCAAAGGGCATATTTTGAGATGCCTTTATATTATAACCACCTGCTGATTTTGTTTGATTCAAATAAAGAATTGGATATCCAGATGATGTACTTCTTGCTATTCCAGTATTTGATGATGTGTCCAATTTGATTGTATAAGAATCAAAAGAAATTGAATCTGCTGCAGTTACATCTGATAAATTGTGAGTTTTATTAATTCTTCTTAGAGAAACTCCACTCAACTCATACTTATAAACTGGTGTGCCAGTTACATAGTTAATTGGATTTGAACCTCTTACAATTTGACCACCAATTGAACCAGAAGAAGTTGATGTGTAAGAAATAATTTCATTTCCAATCAAAAGATATCCTGGATTTGTTGTTCCGACACCAACATTTTCAAAAGTTGAGAATGCAGAAGAATCATCAACAAGAATTGCTGATGTAGAATCAAAAGTATATACTGAAGTTAATTTTGTTGGTTTTACATCAGAAATTGCTCCAGAAATAGACACAAGATTTGTATTTGAATACATTCCGTGATTCTTATGATTCACTACAATACTCAAACCATCACTTATTACATTAATACCAGAATTTGGTATTGTGACATTACCACCAACAGAAGAATTTAGTGTTGTTGTAATACCAGAGTTATTAATGTATTGAATGGTTTTACCAACACCAGTTACAAAATCTCCCTGAACATTATCAAGAATTAATTGATTAACTCCTGTAATAATACCAACAGAAAATCTTGCATTTCTTCCAATTGTAAGACTTCCAATCGTTGTAATTCCAAGAACATCGCCAACTTGATATCCAGTCCCACCAGACACAATTGTAACTCCGGTGGATACAACTGAACCATTTGATATTGTTATATTCGCAGTTGCCCCTTGACCATTTCCGGTTACTGTGTCTAAAATTACAGAACTATAAGTAGCAGATCCTGATGATGGAGTATATCCAATACCCGCATTAATTACACTTAGTGTTCCTGTTGATATTCCTGCACTACCAACAAAATTACCAGTCGCATTACTTCCCTGCTGAAGAACAGTATTTCCAAGAGTTAATCCACTATCTTGTACTGTGGTCCCTAATCCCACTCTAATTTTTCTAGAATTTAGATTTAGTGAATCTGGAAGTAAAGTTGCAATTTGATTGTTACCCTCTGTTAGTTCTGGACTATAGAATTCTGCAGATCCAGATTGAATAAAATCAGCTCTGTAGAGTGTGAACTTTAAATCTTCCCACTGACTTGGTTCCCAAGTAGAAGCATTTTGAGATTTAAATAAAGATCCTAAAGTTGGTTGATTTGAAATAAATGTTTGTGTCAGAAGATCATTTTCACCAATCCTACAAATATAAACACTATATTTTGTAGAGTTTGATGCTATACAAACACAATATTCCTGCCCACCTTCAAGATATACTGGTGCCTTAAATACAAAGGAACTGGCAACAGATCCATCGCCTGATGTAGAAACTTGATTTGGTTCTAATATAATTTCAGAAAATGGAAGAATCTTTGTTGTTGGAAATCCTCCCTGCATAGTCCTGATTTGAAAAGTTACAGGAATATCTAAATCATCTTTTGATCTGAAAAATACATCACACCTTGTTAAAAACACTCCTGTACTGTCTTCCACTAAGAAGGATTGTGCTAATGGGTCATACCATCCAACAACACGTTCTGAAGTGTTCCTTCCAATTACTTGTGATGATATTACTTGTGTTCCTGTTGTTCTTGAAACTGCCCTATCTTCAAATTCTTGTTTATTTTGAATTCTTGCATTTCTTACAGAAATAATATTTTCTTGAACAGTTTCTAAAGTTCCACTCGAAGTAAATCCTTCTTCGGCAATTGTTGTTGCTACATTTTGATCATTTGAATCGTTATTAATTATTGTAAAAACTTTAGATCCTGTTTCAAATTTTGGATGAACATTGATATTTGGATTTGGTATGTTAAAACTTCCAATTAAAATTGCAGATACATCTGAAATTAACCTTACATTTGTAATTGTTGCCTGTGCCCCACTTGTTTTTCCGACAAGAACCATTCCACTTTCAACTCTTCCACTAAATTGACCCTGAGGTTCATTTGATAATGAGAATGTATCGACATTCAAAATTGTCGATGTTGATGAATATGTTCCCTGAAGAACTTGACTTGTATAAGGATTTAAAGAGAATGTCGTTGTTGCTATATCATAAGGACCTTCTTTATGATTTGGTTGAGCAACTCTAAAAGTTATTCTTGATTGTATACCTTCAACCGCTGCTCCCACCAACCCAGTTTTTCTTATTGATCCAACCACAGTCTCTCCGGTTTGAAAGGTGCCGGATGTCATATTAATTTCTAAAAGTTTTGGAACACAATATTTTGTAACATCAACTCCATCAAAAAATGCGTATAATTGAGTAAGTGGTTTAACTTTTTTACATAAAAATTGGATATTTCTTGATCTCATAAATGAAATAAGATTTCTACTTATAACTCTATCACCAACAGAAGTTCTATCAAATTGTTCTGTAATAATAGTTCTATTTCCAGTTCTTGTTTGCACCCCAGTATCTGTTATTGTCCTTAAAGTTTCTTGAATTACAGAGTTTGTAGTTATTTCTACCCAAGCTGCTGGATTGGTATTTCCACCATTTGGCCAACCACCCCTACCAACTGTACTTGATGAAGATTCTGTTCTTGTTCTTGTGCCTTGAGAAACATCTTGACCAGTCCAATTTGTTTCCCAGGCATTCCACACAGTTGGTGAAAATCCTGTTTGTGGATCAACATTTAAAGTTCTACTTGCAGTAGCAAGTGTTTCTGCGTAATCTCCCTGAGTATTGATGATTTTTGCTTCTATTCTTGCAGTATCCACCCAAGTGTCAGATGCAGGAGTAAGTTCTAAAGTTCCTTGCCAAAAACTAATTAAAAATGGGGTCACACTTTCAGATCTTGTCGCAAAACTTTGTTTAAACCATTCTCGTTCTGCATAATCTAAAGTAATGATATCTGAAGATTTTCTGATGTTAACTCCTTCTGGAGGCGAAAATTGAAGATCTGCATTTGGATCAACATTAATCACAGGTCCTGCAATTAAATCTACAGAATTTGTATAGTGTTGAGGTCTCAATTCCTTATTTCTTAAATCAATACTATTTTTATAAGGAGCACCATTTTCTTGTGCAAGAAGTGATGTAAAATTGTCTACAAAAAATCCAGATTTAAATCTATTCAAACCGTTCGAGTCTGGAACAAAAAGTCCTGCAGTATTTGTTTCTAATAGTGAAAGGGAAGTATAATACTCTAAATTTTTAATACGATTTTCAAGTTGTTTAATATCTACCATTCGATATCTCTTATAATCTAAAAATTCTATAGAAGATTGAGAAACTTTATAAAGATATGGTGGTAAAAATATGGAAGCAACTTCTATTGCATCATCAACGGATACTGGTTTTTCTGGTCTTTCTGCAGGAGTACCATATTTGACTTGAAATTTTCCATCTTTTGAAAGATAAATTCGGTCAATTCTTCCCAAATAGAAAGAAAATGTTGTGAGAATAGATTCATCTGAGGCAAGAATATTTGCTGCAGAATTTCCAGATGAACTAAAACTTCGACCATAAAATTCCAATGGTGATCTAGAGTTTTCAGATACGGTGTATGAAGAAGTTCTTGGTCGAATATCAATAATATCTGAATTTGAAATAGTATCTACATTTTGTATTTCTTTAACATAATCAAAAGTATCATATGAGTTTACTGTTGTAATATCTCCATCGTCTGATGATTGGTAATATCCACTTTGGAAATAAATTTTTAATCTTTTAGTTGGTTCATCAGAATCTGATTTTCTATTGATTACACCAAAATCATAAAATGTGCCTTCTTGCCCAGTAGAGAATGTATAATTTGAAGAAATATTAAAACTATCAATATTTAATGTTACTACGATTGCACGAATATTTGATTCTTCAAATACTAATGTTTCTCCTTCTTTAAAAGTATTTTGATTTTTGTATATAAATGAAATTTGAGTGTTTGTTAATTTTTCTGCACAAATTGCAATTGCACCACTTGTTTGTCCTGTGATTTTTTCACCAATAATCAATTCAGAAGTTGTTGTAGATGGGCTTGTAATTGAGAATAAAACAGCAGTTGGTGCTGATGGATCTGTTGTATCTAATGATTCATAAATTGAATGAATTTCAATCACATCAGGAACATTTAAACAAATATTTTCATCTTGAACTCTGGTGCCATAAGGGTAGTTTCCAAAAGTTAATCCATCGTTAATTGTAGTTCCACCTATTCCTGAATAATTATATTTTGATTTATCTACAATAACACTATTCACTCTATTTTTAAGTTTTGATTTTGCCTTTGGTTTTATTTTTGTAAGTGTCGTAACTAATGTTGCACCAGTGTTATTTGATCCAAGATTATAAATTTGAAGTTGAGTTGATCCAGATGTGAATGAGAACTTATCAGAAGTTAGAACTTCTGTGGATCCATCGGAACGAATTAGTGAATATCTTTCTTCATCAAAAGGCAAGAAGGTTTCATTAGGTCCAGCAACTGCTGCTGTTGAAAGTTGATTATTTAAAATATTTACTGTATAAGACTTTCTAATCGTTAAACTTGCATTTGTAAGATCAACAGAAGATATGTTGTTTTTTGGGAGTTTTGTATAAAGAGTGTTATCTGTAGAGTCTTCTAAGTTTGTTGTTAAAATTTGAAAATCTGATACTGATAATGTTGCAGTTGGTAGTTTTCCTTGAGAAATTCCAGTAACAGTAGTAACACCAGAAATTGTAATTGTGGTGGTTCCTACACTAACAACTTTTGCAAAAACCGGATTTGACAGTGAGGCATCACTATATGAGATTAAATTATCTTTCTTAACACTATTTCCAGGAAACAATATATTTGGACTTGTGACAGTACTAATGCCAGAAGAAAATGTTGAAATTGTTGCTAACCCAACAAAAAATGCAGTTGATTGAAGAACATCAGCCGTAAATGTAGATCCCGATCCCACAACTCCATAAACAGACTTAACATCAGAAATTCCATATGATGTAATTGCAGTTGCTACTCTTCCATTTGCAATTCCATCAATTGTAAAAGACTCATTTGTTATGAATTCTCCTGTTTTTTCATAAACAGTTAATAGTGAAGAATTTGAGACAGATTCTTTTAAAAATGCAGTAGCACCACTATTATTTCCCTTAATAAAAGTTGGAACAGAAAGAGTAATAGGTTCGTTTAAACTAATCTCAGTAATTGTTTGAATATCATAGAGTGAAATATACCATTGATTAATATTTGAATTTGATGCATTATAAGATCCGGACTCTAATCTAAAATCATAAACTCTTGCTAAACCAATTTCTTTCCCTGGAGCAGTTGTGCTTGCAATACCAACTCTTTCATTTCTCAAACTTAATACATAAGTATTTCCAATTCCAATTACAGGAGATCCATAAACTCTATTTAAAATTAAAGTTGGTCCAGTATTATAATTAATTGCCTGATTTTCTAAAGTCTTTGTTGTTCTTGGTTTTGGTACATCAAGAAATGTTGGACTGATAGTTTCAATTTCATACCCACGAACAAATGCCTTTCCTGGAGAAATTTGATAAACTGCTAAATCATCAGTCGGAACTGATCCACCATAAGTAAATTGACCAACATTAAATATACCACGATTTCCAAGTTGATCATTTAGTGACTCCTTGACAGATACATCAAATGGGTTTACATAATAGTCTCCAGATTCTGCATATGTTCTTCTTGCCAACTCATCTGCTAAAATATTATAATCTGTAGTAGTTTTTTGAGATTTTAAAACTCCTGCACTCACAGATGCAAGTTCTACAAAATTATTATCATTAAAATCGTCTAAACTTTTTTTAAAAAGTGATACTGATATTCTAAATCTATCTGCTCCTGGTGCAGAATAATTATTAAATCCCTGAGAATTATCATTTAAACTTTCATCAATATCTGGTGTTATAATTTCTTCGTTTACAAATAATCCAACTCTATAATTTGAAGTATTGCTATATTGATCTAAAATTAAAGTTTCTGTTGCTACTCTTACAAACTGCCCTCTTACAAAATAAACACCCTCAGTAATTGTAAAGGCAGATCCAATAGAAGTTGCATTATTTGCAAGAGTAATTGCAAATGTTTGTCCTACCTGAATTGTACTATTTCCTAAGAGACCAGAATTTATTGTTGATCCGGCAAGAAGTCCTTCTCCATCAGAAAAAGTTTTTGTGGAATTATTTGCAGTACTTGAAGAAAGATAATTTACGTAGAGAGTGAGATTACCTCGCTCAGAATTTGCTGCAAATAGTACATTATCAACAACGGCAGTTACACCAGAAGTTTGTCCTGTAATTTTTGTTCCAATTAGTTGTGATACGTATGCCTCAACAGGAACTCCCAAATAAGAATTGTTTAATTCAACCGCATAATATTGTGCATTATATCCGGTATTCCCTGGAATAACTTTTGCACCCTCTTTGAAAAAATGCTGCCCAAATTTTTCAATCTGATTTTGTAAAATTGATTGTAAGGTTGTGAGTTCTCTTGCCTGTACGGGATATCCAGGTTTAAATAGAACCTTAGAATAATTGTTGTCAGAATTAAAATCATCAAAGTATGGAGATACATTGAGATTAGTTTGTTGAGGCATAATTTCTTAGAATTGCAAAATAACTTTGATATCTTCTTTTTGATTTGATGATCTGGTGATTGACGGTCTATTGTCAACGTAAATTATATTGCCAGAATATTTCTTAACTTCTGGGTTTGCCAGACCATTTGCAAAAGGTTGACCTAAGTAATATGTTCTATTATTTATTACAGTAGAAATACCCGTAAATGCTGTACTGATTGAAAGAGTTGTGGTGCCATTAGTTGGTATAATTGACAAACTTCCACCCGTAGATGGAGAACTTGTAAAACGATTTAAGTTAAATCCATATGGAGGAGTGGTCTGTGCTGTTCCGACTGTATTAAATCCTGCAACTGACCGATCTTGCCAATACTTTAAAACTCCGGTTGTTTGATCATAATTTATGACTCTTCCGGCAGCAATAACACCAGTTCCAATTGTCTGAGTAATATAACTATCTGCCACAAAAGTTGCTGAATCATATCCAATTCCTGTGAGTCTTAGGGCATAAACTGCACTTGCCTTGTCCATAGACATAATTTGTGTAGATCCAAATGATTTTGGATTCTGAACAATTCCAACTCGTGCAATTTGATTTCCTGTTATAAAATCGGGATTTTGAACATCATTTTCAATTCTTGAATATAAAAGAACGTTAATTGCACCGAGTTCTCGATAGATGTCATATCCGTGACCTCCTTGAGGTGGAATAATGACATCAAAGGTGGGTCTCGTAGTTCCTGTCGGAAATCCACCAGAAATCAAATCAACATTTCCATAAGTATATCCAGATCCTTGATTAGATACTGTAATTGACTGGACTTTTTGATCATTATCAACTACAATCGTACACTCTGCTCCACTTCCATCACCTTTGATTGGAACTCTTGTATAAGTTCTATTTGCTGTTCCTAAACCAACTCCTCTATCTGTAATTGTTACAATTTTAAGAGACCCGTCTACTGCATTATTTCTGACTGCTGCACTTTCAGAACTCGTTTCCCAATCTGAAGGAACAGGTATAAAATCTGTTGATTCGAATTTTATAATTTCACTTGGTTTGATAGTATAAAGATATTTCCATATATATTCATCTCCAGAAGAACCAGCAGACCTTGGTTCTAAATCTGTAAATGTTGGTTCATCAAGAGATGGTTTCCCTGTAGGATTATCTGGACTAATTCCGTTATTCAGACAGATATAAACACGATAATCACTATTGATTACATAATAATTTGCTGAATATAAATTAGTTGCTCCCGATATTGGAGCCGTATTTGAACTACTATAGTCGTGACGATACATATCATAAACAGTTCCAGAAGACCAAAATCTTCTTTGAATCACCAATCGAGCATCACTTGCATTAATTTTTTTCAATGCAATCATTGTATCCCAATAATTATTCTCCTCATTAAAATTGTCCTTTGGTGAAGGAGGACTTGTATCCCAATCTGATTGAAAATCTGTTGGATTTGGGAGACCAATAAATGTATAATAAGAGTTTGTTCCAGTGCTTATTCCAGAAACAAAATTCTTTGCATTCAAAATTCGAATTTGATCAGTTATAATTGCTGCCATTTTATGATAGTTTTTTTATTATTTATTAGGTATTTTAGATTGTTGATGGATAAACACTTATTGTATTTCCCATTCCAGAGTGATTTGTACATTGATAATAAAGAGTATTTGGAGCATTAAATGGAATTTCAAATCTGATTATTCCACTTGCTGCTGCATTATTAGTAACTCCATTACTATATGCAGAACCACCATTACTTGTACGAATTTCAAATGGATGCCCACCACCAGAGTTGTTTACAAACTCATAAACTCTACCTCTTGCAAGATATAAAACAGGGTCATTGGTAGTTTGAGTAAATCCAATTCCAGTGAATGTATAGTCATTAGTTCCACTTGCACCTAATGTCCATCTACCATCTGCTGCATTTGAGGTATCACCATAGTATGTAACAATCCCAGAAGTTGCAGTAACTATACCAGAAGAAATCTGTACTGTGCCAAGTGTAGAAATGCCAGAAACATTTAAAGTTTCAAGAGAAGTATTTCCTTTGACTGTAAGAACACTGGTGGGGTTTGTGGTTCCTAGTCCTACATTACCACTTGAGTTTGCATAAAATCTAATATTACCATCACCATCAGAAAGAACTACATTACCATCTGAAGTTCTGATATCAAGTCCATTTTGATTTCCAGTATAAGAACCTAATAAGGTATTTTTACTACCTGTGGTAATATCAAGTCCTGCACTTATGCCAATACCAGTGTTGTTGATACCAGTGGAGGAGTAAAGGGCTTGATATCCATTGGCAGTGTTGTAGTTACCAGTGGTATTAGAGTAGAGGGCATCTCTACCAGTAGCAGTATTTTGACTTCCAGTATTGTTTAAGTAGAGAGCTTGACGACCATTAGCAGTGCTGTCGTTACCAGTAGTGTTAGAGAAAAGAGCATAAATCCCAATAGCAATATTGCTGGTGCCAGTGGTATTGTTATATAAAGAATGATATCCATTGGCAGTGTTGTAGTTACCAGTAGTGTTTAAACGGAGAGCAGCACTACCGTTAGCATTGTTAGCTTCACCAGTGGTGTTAGAGTAGAGGGCATTATATCCAATAGCAATATTGCTGGTACCAGTGGTGTTGGAGTAAAGAGCACCATTACCAATTGCAGTGTTAGAGGTAATTGCACCATTACCAAGACCAACAGTCAGACCATTAATTAATGCATCACCAGATACAGTAAGTTTACTTGTTGGGTTTGTGGTTCCTAGTCCTACATTACCAGAAGAGTTTGCATAAAATCTAATATTACCATCACCATCAGAAAGAACTACATTATTATTTGAGGTTCTGATATCAAGTCCATTTTGATTTCCATTATAAGTACCAAGAATTGTATTTTTACCACCTGTAGTAATAAGAGTTCCAGCATTTGCACCAAATGCACTATTCTTGCTGCCAGTTGTTGCATTAAGAGCACCGTATCCATTAGCAGTGTTTTCTTGGCCGGTGGTGTTGGAGAGAAGAGCACTTCCTCCATTAGCAGTGTTAAAGTCACCAGTGGTGTTGGAGAGAAGAGCACTTAATCCTATAGCAGTGTTGTTAGCACCAGTGTTGTTGTCTCTGAGGGCATTTCCTCCATTAGCAGTGTTTTGGTAACCAGTGGTGTTGGAGTAGAGGGATTGGTATCCATAAGCAGTGTTGTAGTTACCACTGTTGCTGTTATTTAATGCTCCGTTACCCACTACAGTATTAAATGCATTTGCACCTTCGCCACGTCCCACTCGTATGCCGTAAATAGTGGCATCAGCATTACTATTAAAAGTAGTAGCAGTTACAACACCAGTAAAGGTTCCATTACCAGTGACTGTAAGAGCACTGGTGGGGTTTGTGGTACCGATACCGACATTAGAGAGTGTATGAATACCTGCTGCTGTTGTGACCCATTGTGAAGACCCTCCACCACCAGTAGCAGTGATTGTTACATTTCCAGTAGATTGGTCTACTGATATTCCAGACCCTGCAGTAATTGAGGTAACTGCTGCACCAGTAAGAGTAGTTCCACCAAGAACAATTGATGTTGCACTTATAATTCCTGTAGAACCATTAATCGTAATACCAGTACCAACATTGATAATATTCGTAGTGCCGTCCAAAGTAATGGATGCAGTACCAATCGTGAGAATTCCAGTGACTCGTGCATCACCATTTACGAATAATGTTGTTCCTGATGTTCCTACTGCACCAACCTCTAGTGCAAATCTTGGATTTGTGGTTCCTATACCAACGTTTTTAAGAGTATGAATTCCTACAGATGTTGATGTCCAGGTTCCACCAATTGAAGTTAAGTTTGTTCCATCACCAAAATAAGTATAAATCTCACTAAAATTATCATTAATAATACCACCAGCGGCACGAAGAGTACTGCCTGTATTATCATTTGCTGCACTTCCAGTGTTTATTCCGATTCTTGCCATTTTAAAAAGTTTTTAAGTATTTATTGTTTAAGTGTAACTAAGGCATTTTAGAGGTACGGGGCGA